CGACTTCACTTAAATCAACGACCAGATGCACTAATTGCTGACGACATAGAAACTAACAAAACAAAGGAATCAAAAGCGTATACAAAACAAGTACGTGACCACATTACAGAAGCTATGGCTGGTATGGCTACTGATGGTTTTATACTTTATCTAGGTAACTATATTACTGAATATGGAAATATTGCATGGTTAATGGAACGTGCAAGAAATAATAATCAAATACGTGTTAGAAATATTCCTATTATAATTAATGGAAAACCTGCATGGGATTCTAAATATTGCATGACAGACGATGAAGTTGGTGATACTGGTAAAATATCTATTGAATCTAAAATGAAACAACTTGGATCTCTGGTATTTTCTTATGAAATGATGAACCAACCTATTGACGAAATGCAAGCAGAATTTAAGAAAGAACATATCCAGTTTTCTACAATGGAAAGAGTTAAAGAGTTAGAAACTACTTGTTACGTTACAATAGATTCAGCTGTATCAGAAAAAGAATCAGCAGATTTTACTGGTGTAACAATAAACTGGATTTCAAAAGACAATAAGTGGTATATAAATACCTATCGTTTAAAAATAAACACAAGAGAACTTATTGATCATATATTCTATGTATACGAAACCTATAACCCAGTTTTTATAGGATTAGAAAAGACAACATTTACAATGGCTATTCAACCATTTATCCAAGAAGAAATGAGAAAACGTAATAAATTCATAACGATAACACCAATAGAACATAAAGGTATCAATAAGGAGTTACGAATCAGGGGATTAATTCCACGTTGGGAAAACAAATCAATATATCTAGTCGGAGACAATACAGAACTAATTGATGAAATGCGAGTGTTCCCAAATGGACAAAATGATGACGTGCTCGACTCTCTTGCATATCAAACCTATTACGCTAAAGCACCAATGCAAAAGAAACAACCATTAATGAAAAAAAGTAGCGACACAAATAGTGCTATTTAATTTAAAAAATGGTATAATACACTTATGAAAAAAGATACAACAGAAAAATCAAAAATAGCTTCTAAAAAGGTTATATCTAAACCAAGCTTTGAATATAAACTGACTATCAGTTTTAATGACAAAGAACACGTAATAGATACCAACGATTTAGATTTGGCAATTTTAGAAATAAAGCCAACCATTCTTAAAACAAGAATAATTATTAAGGTCGAAAAAGATGGTAAAAAATATGAATCAGCATTACCAGCGTTTGTAGGTAAACAACTATTTAGAAACAACCTATATCGAAAGATATTCCTAAACAGACTAATCCTTAAATAACTATGGAACTAAAAAATGTGTACGACTATATCGTAAGCGAAATAAATAATTACAAAACAGTTCGTGTTCCAATTACAGATAGTACTGACTGGAATATGTCGGAATTTGTAGAAAGATGTACTAATGTATCTAATGGTTGGTATCACAAAGGAAAGAATGATGGATTGCGACCCTATAAAGATATTGTTACGCCAATTATCAACGTAGCAAAGCGTTCAGAAGGTTTTGATGTTAAAGACATTGTTCCGTTTGTAGATAATATAAACGAGAACTATAAATCATTCCTAGTAAAGAAGTATCACCCTAAATGGGCTAGAAAATATGAACTAGATACATTCATTGATGAAGTAGTAAGTAGTTCAATCATTTACGATTTGGCGTTAGTTAAAAACGTAAATACTGTAAGACCAGAATTAGTACCTTTACAAAAAATAGCGTTCTGTGATCAGACAGATATTATGTCAGGTCCGATAGCTATTAAACACCAGTATTCACCTGCTGAACTTACAACCTATAAAGGTAAATGGGATTCAGATGCTATTGATGAATTGATATTAAAGTCTATTGAAGAAAAGGCACAACCAAATAGAAATGATACTAAAGTAAAAACACCTGGGAAATACATTGAAGTATATGAATTACGAGGCTATTTACCTAAATCATGGTTAGATGAAAACGCTAGTCCATTTGAATATGAACACCAATTACACATAGTTTCTATTACAGGAACAGACAAAGATCTATCAAGTGGAATTACTTTATTTAAAGGTAAAGATAAACCACTAGATGAAACTTTTAAATCATTGGTTATTGAGCCAGTATTTGGTAGAGCTTGTGGGCGTTCTATTGTAGAAACATTATTTGAACCACAAGTTTGGACTAATTATTCTGCACAGAAGATTAAAAAATTACTTGATGCAGCAATTACAGTATTCCAATCATCAAGTGATGAATTAGCTGATCAAGACTTAACAGATTTGCCAGCAAACACAATTCTAAAACATGAAGATGGTAAACCAATTACTAAAGTTGATGGAAACATTCAAAACTTACCAGCATTTACAAATTATCAAGTAACACTTGAAAATGATGCCAGAATATTAGGTTCTGCATCAGATGCACAATTAGGAACTAATCCAGTATCAGGAACACCTTTTGCACTTCAATCACTTGTTGTACAAGAAGGTCAAGGAATCCACCAACACCGTCAAGGTAAAATTGCTACATTCTTTGCAGATGTTCTCTATCGTGATTGGTTCTTAAAAATGTTAGTTAAAGAAATGAATAATGGGCTAACATTTTCTGAAGAATTATCGCTTGAAGAAATTAATGAAATCGCAGAAAGAGTAGTTACTAATGAAGTTGAAGAAGAGATCAGTAAAAAGATTCTTGAAACTGGAATTGTACCTACTCGACAAGAACGTGACGCATTAATCCAAGCGAAAAAAGAAGACTTCATGAAAAAGGGAAGTAGAAAATTCTTTGAAGTTATGAAAGATGAACTTAAAGATATACCTGTTGATGTTTATGTAAACATTAAAGGTAAACAACGTAATATGGCACAAAATGCTGATAAACTTACAAACCTTATCAGAACAGTATTACAAAACCCACAAGGATTTGCTCAAATACCTGGTATGGCAAAAATATTTAATCAGTTACTAGAAGATTCAGGATTATCTGCAATAGACTTTACACCTATAGTAACAGCAGTACAATCACAATCAGTACAGGAAACTTCTGTACCGAATATTAATCAACCTGTACCAACAGGACAACCTAATCAATAAAAATTATGAAAGAATATCTTACTGATTTAGAATTAGAAAAAATTGAAGCATTATGCAAAGATGAAGTAATGTACGAAGCTGTACGAAAAGTACTCCTTGCACAAGTTTATTATTCTGGTGCCTTGAAAAAAGGAGAAAAGCTTGAACCAAAAAACCAAGCTTATAACTTACTTGCAACTGCATATCAAGCAGGAAATCAAGTATCTAACGAATTGTTAGGTCAAGAATTGCGAGCTCAATATGAAGGAGTAAATATGGTAGAGCAAGCATTTGCTCAGCTAAAACGATTAAAGGTAGATAAAAAGGGAGAACCAGTCGAATCACCTTATAACGATGCTATCTAAAACTATGAACAAATATAAAAACATATCAGCATCTGCACTTATTAAAACAGGTGCAGGTGAACTTAAAGGAATTGTTATCAACTCACATTCATCAGGAACATTAAAGTTCTGGGACAATACATCAGCAGCAACTACAGTAATTTTTAACACTATTACTTTAGCAGCAGGTGAACGATATATTGATCTAGGTGATGTAGCATTCAACACAGGCTTGTACTTAACTATTGGTGGTACAGCAGATGTAACTGTCGTATACCGATAATTTATAAAAAATGGTATAATACAGTTATCAGGTTATAATTCCTACCAAAAATTACTTTACAAACTAAGTATCATTCCTTACTGAATGACTAAACAAAACATATCATTATGTCTAATGAATACATTGATGAGGAAGTATTAGAAACTGAAGAAGAAACAGAAGAAGTTGAAGAAGTAGATGAATCTACTGACGATGATTCTGAAGAAACTGAACAGCCAAAAGAAACCCCAGAAGCAAAGCTTGCACGATTAACTCGTATGAAAGCACAACTAGAGAAAAAGCTTGGAATCTCTACAGAAAAACAAACAAAAACAAGCAAAAAGGGATCATTAGATTACTCACAGAAAGCATTTTTGATTGCAAATGGTATCAAAGGAAATGATGAATTTGGATTAGTAACAGAAGTTATGAAGTCTACAGGTAAATCACTCGATGATATTATTGAATCAAAATATTTCAAAGCAGAACTAAATGAACTTCGTGAACTTAACAAATCAGCAGACGCTAATCCATCAAGTGGCAATCGATCAGGTAATTCAGCACGTAATACTGTTGATTACTGGATTGCAAAAGGTGAATTACCACCAGCAAGTGAAGTTGAATTACGAAGGAAGGTAGTTAATGCACGAATGCAAAAAGCTAAATCAGTTGGGCAATTCTATAATTCTTGATTATTATTATTATAAATTAACATAATCAGTCGAAGTTCCTATTTAATTGTAGGATATAAGACTATTAAAATATTTTGTCTATTGTATATAAAGAGGAGTTTGAAACAAAACTTCAAGAACGATTATCAGAAAACAACAAGTGGAAAGAAGTTTGTAAAGTAATCTACACTGATGCAAACACTTTGCACAATCCTTACCTTACTGATGCTACTGTAGCAACAGGAACACGTGGTACTGGATATACATCAGTAGCAGTTGCAACAACTGACGACACTGTGGTTATCTCAGATTTCAAAATCTCAGCTATGCACATTGACCGAGCTGATCTAGCACAGAAAACTTTTTCTGACTGGATGGAAATTGCAGACAACATGGCTATCAAATTGAACGAAGCTATCGAAACAGCTATGCTTGCATCTCACGCACAGTTTACTGATTTTGATAACGCATCAATCGGTGGAGCAGCAGGAAACATCACTGTATCAGAATCAAACATTGACGACATCATCACTGGTATTCAACGAGAAATCCGAGAAGCTAATGGTGATGCTATTATGGAACGAAATGGTGCATTTATTATCTGGCGTGCAGCAGACTTTGAAAAAGTACAAAAATATGCAGCGGCCCAAGGATTCTCTACAGCTGATGATGTATTGAAAAATGGTATCAAACAAGGTTTCCGTTATCTAGGTGTTGAACACTACAGTTCTAACAAACACACAGCAGGTCACGTATTTGGTGGAGTTAAAAAAGCTCTTACACTTGGTATCGTAAAATCTACATACGGACTTGTAACAGAAGTTATGAACCCAGTGGTATCTGGAGCTCAAATTTCAGGAGTTGGATTGGAATGTCGTGTAGACTACAAATTCAAAGCGTTCAACAACATGGTCCCAGTATTGTTCGATATTCTAGTTTCATAAGTTTTCTAGATACTATTATCAGACTAACTTACAAACTATATGTCAGGATTTTTACCAGACTTCGCTACACTCAAAGGAATCTCTTTTAAGCCACAGCAAGTTATACCAAATAATGCACAAGGTGCAGGAAATACAATTACAGCAGGAGTTCGTGTAGTAAAATTACTCGCTAATGCAAATGATGTAAACGACTTTACTGTTTTACCTTCACTTGGAAGTGTCCCAGAAGGACACACAATCACAATTCTTGCAGGAACAGCAAATTCTGAACTTCGTACACCAGCATCTTCAAATGAGAAAATCAACAATGTTGATTCTGATGGTACACAAGAAGCTCTACTAACAGCAGGAAATGTTTACACTGTAACAAAACTTATTGGTACAGCAGGATGGATGTTAGAAGGGCGTACAGCTATTGGTGCATACCAAACAGCTATCGTTCCAGACTAACCAGTCTATACTAATCATCTATATGGTGGTTAGCATTAGGTTGAAATAATAACCTTAATAACAAATATATGAGTATTACATACACAGACATTTTAAGTATTATAGATGACAACTGTTCAACAGATGAATTTAGTTATCCAACCGCATCAAAAACAAGAGATATTAATCTTGCGTTAGATAAGGTTACAGAAATCATTTTTAAGAGTAGCGGTCGTTGGCAATATGATGATAGTAATCACACAGATTACCCAATCATTACTACGGCACTTGTAGCAAATCAACGTGACTATACTTTTACAGAAGATCAGCAAGGTAATCTAATTTTGGACATTTATAAAGTTATGATTGCAGATGAGAATGGTAAATATTATGAAATCACACCAGTAGATATGCAGTCAGACGAAGGAATGGAATCATTCTACAATGGTCAAAACACTACAGGTAAACCATCACGTTATGATAAAACAGCAAATGGAATATTTTTAGATTGTATACCAGACTATGATTATGCAAATGGATTAAAAATATTTATTAATCGAGAAGGTTCATACTTTACAGTAAATGATACAACAAAAAAGCCAGGATTCAGTGGATTATTCCATGAATATTTAGCATTAAGACCATCATATCAATACGCATATCGTAAAGGATTATCAAATGCGGTAGCATTACGAGATGAATTACAGGCTATGGAAAAAGATATGCAAAAACATTATCGGAATCGCAGTAGGGATGAAAAGTCGATCATAACCTCTGAACAAATTAACAGCATATAATATATGGCAACTTGGAATAATATAGAAAAAGCATTGGGTGCTAATGGAGGTGGTTGGGAATACAACGAAACCGATATTGAATATGATTCAGTTTTAGACCCATTAAGTAACCTTACTGTTCTTTACGAAGGACTTGGTACTGCTACTGTTATTACAAACCTAACAAAATCACTATGAGTACATCATTTCCAACAGGATTAGACACACTAACCAATCCAACAGCTACAGATAAAGTGGCGGTTGTTAGTCATGCGTCACAACACGCTAATGCAAATGATGCTATTGAAGCATTACAAGCCAAAGTAGGTGCTAATGGTTCAGCAGTTACCACTTCACATGACTATAAATTAAGTGAAGTAACAAGTACCGATAAAGCAGTAGGAAAATCTGCTACACAAACACTAACAAATAAAACATTAAATAGTCCAACTATTAACAACGCAGTAATGTCATCACCAACTGGTATTACAGCTACTGACGTAGGATTAGGAAGTGTTACTAACGATGCACAATTAAAACGTGCAGCAGGAGACTTAAATACATTCACACAAAAAGTAGCACCAGAAGCTGCTGATATTCTTGTTATTGAAGATAGTTCAGCATCATACGCTAAAAAGAAAGTATTAGCATCAGCTTTTGGAGTAGGACAACCTGGTCAATTCTTAAAAAACTTTACATCTCGTACAGTATTAACACTTGGACAACCAGTAGGAATATCTAACTTGATTGATAGTTATGTATCGCCAAGTGCATTAAGTTCTGCATCAGTAGCACATGGAGTAACAACACCAACAGGTAGTTCATTCCTTTCACGTGCAAGATGTCCAATAGGTGGTGACAAGTTTGTTCACTTAATTCAAACAGCAGCAGGTTCTGATACATTATTTGCACAAGTAGTATCTGTAAACACAACAACAAACGCATTCACTGCTGGTACTGCAGCAACTGTAGCAACAGCTTTTGCACCGAATACATCATCATCTAAAATATATAACGTATCTGTTTGTAAACTAGATACTGATAAGTTTATTGTGTTCTACGTACTAGATTCAGCAACAACATTTGTAAAATATCGTGTTGGTACTGTTTCTGGTACAACCATTACTTTTGGTACAGAAGCAGATTTCTACACAATAGGTAGTACAATGGTTACATCAGGCGCAATATGTTCACATCAAATATCAACAGATAAAGGTGTTGTTGTTATGAAAGCAGCAACATCATCAAACTCACGTGTTGTGGCATTTACAACATCAGGAACAGTTGCAACAATAGGTACTGGAGTAGCTTTGGGTGCAAATAATCAAGCAAATAATGATGCTTGTGGAATTAGAAAAATAGGAACAGATAAATTTGCAGTAGTATCTGCATCAGGTACAAGCTTTTACTCACAAGTTGGTACAATCTCTGGTACAACAATTACACTTGGTTCAGAAGTTACAACAACAATAGGAACATTAAACTCAAATGCTGACTTAACAATAATATCACCAGCAACTGATGTATATATAGTATTAACTGGTGTTTCTGGTGGTTCTTCTGCAAACTTATTAGCATTTAGTGTATCTGGTACTGTTCCAACTGCTGGTTCACTATTAACAGTTACTGGTACAACTATTGGTAATAACTGTATATTAATTGAAAAAGATACAACAACATCATATTTATTTAATATTCAAGGAAAAGAAATCTATACAATAACACGTTCTGGTACAACATTAACATCATCATTATCTATTAGTAAATTTACATCAAACACAACAACACAATTTGCTGTATATATGGACAATGGATACCCAGTGACTTGTAACGTGGATTCTACTGATTTATCTGGTTGGATTTATGGTATGTCAAACAACTTTATTGGTTTTGCACAATCATCAGTATCAGCAGGACAACAAGTAGCAGTTTCATATACAGGAATTGATACAAACCAAAGCGGTCTTATAGCTGGTTCAGCATATGACCCATCTGGTGGTGTATTAACAGTAACTGCAAACTCATTTACATCAAATACTATTAAAGCTATCAGTGCAACAGAAGTAATCTTTTAATTAATATGACAAACGAAGAATTAGTAAACGAAATAAATCAACTCAAACAAGAACTTAATAAGTTTAAGTATGAGTATTCAAAACACCAACACTCTGATGTAGATGGTACTAATTCGTTGCGTAAATCTTTTAATTTAGATAATGATCAGTTTGGTACAATAGGACTAGGAACACTTGGTTCATATCCAGTAGCTAATCCAGGTGAATCAACGGAAAGACTGCAGTTCTCTTTAGGATTATCAAAAGATACATCAACTGGATTTAAAAATAAGATAGATACACTACAACTTAATATGGTGTACCTACCAAATACATCTGATGGATTTTTCAATGCCTATAATGGAACAGTAGTATCATCATTATCAGGTACATCAATATCAACAACATCAGGTGGAAGCACTGTGACCATAAATGGTTTTGATTTCACCACAAACGAACTATCTGGTCATTTAATGAATATATATAACTCTTCAGGTACTTTTGTAGAATCGCAGACCATTGCATCAAATACATCAACTGTAATAACTATATCTGGTACATGGACTTCAAGTACCTCAGGTGGAACATTCTTTATATATAATCCAGCATATTTAGGTTCAGCAGAACATATATGGCAACGAGCATATGTTCAAGAAGGTACAAGTGGTGGTGTACGATTTGGAGTAGGTACAACAGCAGGAGGTCAAAATGGATTACTCTATAT